GGGGATATGTCAGTAACAAACCCATCCGGGCGGGGTATTAGCAATGGACACAGCATGGAGGCGTTATCCGGTATCTGGTCAATATCCTTAATTGTTATCCCTGTAATACTCAATCCCGCGATGCTGTCCGCTACCGTCGCAAGTGCTATAGAGACCGTCATACATACCGCCTGTACGAGCCTATAAAGTGCGTCGCCATTGTTGGGATGTCTTTGGGCGCAAGCACTACGCCAGCCCCGGTTATGGTCGCCGTGCTATTAGTAGATGTTCCGTACCTCCGCTTATAAGCCTGCATCGCAGTTTCCAATACGGCGGACTTTAACTCAAGCATAGTCTGCCATACGTACACATTCGCGCCGTTATCATGGGTTGCGGCGGTTGACCCGTTTTCTCCGCGTGTAGTGGTCAACGTGTTTGTAGCCTTTGCCGAAATGTACATAAATTCATTGTCTATCTTGATAATGTCGCCTTCGGCAAACAAAGTCCCGCTGGTTACATCCATCCCGGTCTCGCTTGCATCCAACGCTTCCGCAAGCGTAGAACCGAGTAGCCATGCTAAATCGTATTTGTTGTGATAGCCCCAAATACCAGTGACAGCAATCACATCATGAGTATCACCCGCACTGTTGGACGTCCAATAATAAGTAGAGTCATCCTGCAAGCGGATGAACTGATAGGGCGTCTCGTTGCGTGGCTTTAATGTGTATTCGGTGGACGCCAGCGTAGTCCCATCTCCGTTTACTAGCGAAATGACTTGTAACAAATCCGAGTCAAGTGTCAGTACTCTCCCCTTAGGCACATCGTAGTATCTCGTTTGAACAAATGGGTAAAACCGGCGTCCTGTCTGTTCGTCAATATACCTGCTTGCCATTTTTAGCAATAATTCAATTACCGCGTCATCGGTTGCATCCGTTGTAGAGGTCTGTCCCCGCGCCGTGACGTAGTTTTTGTATTCCGCTAAAGTGGCATAAGCGTTAAGTGTGGTCATAGTTCCCGGATATAAAGGATAAACGACCCCGATTTTGTCGCGCCGCCCTGTGCGATAGCCGCCTTCAACTTTCCAAAGCAAAGCGGTTCGCAGTGGGTGGTTAGGTTAGTGCCATCCGTTGCCAACTGTTGTAATACGCGGGGGTAGGCGATTGAATCAGTGTTGAAATCAACTTTGGCAAATAGGGGAATGGCAAGATCGCCCTGCTCCGCTGTCAGGGTAATGTCCACGCCGTCATCAAAATTTCCATCTATCATTTGCACGGCATAAAGACTTCCAAAACCGGACATAATGGCAGTCGCCGTTCCCGCCCCGCCACTATCAGTAGTAACGTCCAATCTAATCTTTAACATCTTCCACCTCGCGCTTCAAAGACTTTTTAGGAGGAGACGACTTTATTTCAACAGCCTTGTTATTTTCAACAAGCCATTTTCCTATCAATTCGTCCACATCATACTCTTCGCCCTTTTCAAGAATGGATACGGTTATCCCTTCATGCACAAGAATGGCGGAAACATCCCGCCCCTGAAATACTTCAAACATTTTGACGCGCATATTTTCTCCAATCATCTCGCGGGATTACATCTTCGGGAACGTAAGTATCCTCTGAGATATTCAAAACTTTCACGCCGCTCCCCATCGCCCGAATGATTTCTGAGTATCCGTTAAACCAGTAATCGAATGTCGGCTCGATTACGCTTTTCACGTCTTCGCCCCAAAAATGCGCCCGTTGGTCATCCGGTTTATGCTGTATGCCTATCATCAACATTGTTGCAAAACCCATGTGCCACGCAATCTGTAAAACCGCGTCCATGATTTTCCGATACCCCAAGCCCGGATTAGTTAATCCGTTAGGACGGTTGGGAGATTGACCGCCAATCAGTAGGTCGCCGGGACGATGGTAAAACCTGTAAAAGTTCTCACCCTGCCATGCGTCCTGGTCAGGGTAGGGGATGAATTTTGGAATATCGCGGTATTTTTCCGAAATCGCCTTTCCGTCTTCGCGGTATAACCTATCGTCCACTCCGACAAAATATGTCGGTTTCCAGCCTTCGTATTTATAAATCGTGTTGACGCCGAAGGACGGATAATCAAAGTTTTCTGGCGGGGTGAGTTTTAGATTACCACCCACCCCGACAATTAAACACGTTTCGCCTTTATGTAGGTTGTAAAAATCTGAGATATTCATCCATTAGGCTTTCGGGAGGATGACATACTGGACGAAATATTGACCGGCTTCGATAGCGGCAACGCCAGTGTGCCGAGTCCAGATGGTTGTATTTGCAGGAACGACGACATTCAGCGGCGTTCCACTGGTGTATGCGCCAATCGCTTTTGAAACTTCGAGATTGGTAGCGGCGACAAGCGTTGCTCCGCCGGAAGCAACGCCGGTTTGAAACGTTGCAGTTGCAACGCCAGCAGTATCCGTAGCCTCGGTGTAAACCGCGCGGGCGGAAGTGATGTAACAGTCAAAAGGGAATGGACCCACAGAAGCATCGTCCGCAGTTGTGCCAGCCCCATTGTCAATGTCGAAAGTCGTGCGGGTATTGGCTACAAAACTGCGCTGATTTCCACGCGCCACAAAACCGTATTTGTTTTTATTGCTCATTATGTTTCCTTTTGCCTCGCCCCGGTGAGAAATCTCACCGGGGGTCAGGCTATCATATCTAAGAAGCCTTAAACTCCAACTCCGTATGTAATGGCGGAAGCCTCGTTATCGCGGTACGCCATGCCCCAACGAACAAGGGCGACGATTTCCCACGAATCGGCATTGGCAATGCGAGTCGTTTCGAGCGTCATGCGTCGTTTGAAAGCCTGCCGCCACTGGTCAAAGCGAACAGCCAGGATCGCTCCGGTGGTATTATTGGCAACCGTGTCCTGGTCAACTTTACCGGCTGTATTAACCTTGCGGTCGCTCGCCATGCGGTGCATCTGATACGCATACAGGACGCGAGTGTTGTACACGCGGGTCAGGAAGCCATTTTCGATGGTCGCGGCGGAAAACACGTCTTTGGTTTTGATTTCCGGCAAGTCCATCGCCGCCCACATGGTATTGTAGTCCAGGATGAAGGCGACTTTAGTTGGGTCTGCGCCAGCGAGTCCAGCTGTACCCATCAGTTTCAGGGTGTCCTTGAAATCACTGATTGAAAACGAACCAGAAGCCGAGCGGCTGTTAGCGGTGTTGGTAACGAGAGCCAGTTTGCGGAAGCCGTCGAACAGAAGGAACACATCAGACGCGCCGGGGGTTCCAGCGATGTCGTTAATGTTTTTATTCGCGCTGGTTTCAACGTCACCGTCAATCGCAACATGCTCCATGATTTCCATGCCGGACTGCTCCAACTGGCGGCGCAAATTCGGGGCGAATGGAATCAACGAATCTTCGGTTAACTCGCCGGTGAATAGAGACCGCGCGCCAAGTTTGCCGAGCGTGATTTGCTTATTAGCGGTCGCCAGTTGTGAAGCCGTTACGGTTGCGGCGGGGACTTTTAACGTGCTGTCACTTGCGGTCGCCTCGGCAACCTTGTACCAAGTCGGATCGCTGGATTCAAGCGGGATGTAAACGCTCGAATATCCGTCAGGCACGACAATCGAGGGGACTTGATTCACAACCACATTAGCCCCGCGAATAGCATCCCAAATTTGAGACGAGTAAGCAGTACCCACCCAATCCGAACCGATACCAGAGCCGCCGGTATACATCGGGTCAGTAGCGGCTTTCACAGCGGCTTCGATTTCAGTCATCTTGGGTTCGATGCGGGTCGCGGCTTTGAAAGCGTTCTTGACGTAGTTCACGCTTTTCCTCGCGTCTTCGGTGTTGTTGTGTTCTTTCAATTCGCCGATCTTAAGCGAAAGGGCTTTGAACGCTCCGCCACTGACGGGTTTGTTATTGGCATTGAGAATGTCAATCACAAGGGCGGTTTCTCCGGCGGTCAATTCATCATACTTGTTAGTATCCGAGAATTGCGCCACATACGGGGCGTCACCCATCTGGAGTCGGCGATATTTTGCGGCTTCCTCCTTGCGGGCGGCATCAACAGCTTCGCGCTTTTCACGCTCAACGCGCTCCGCTTGCTCTTTTTCCTCTTTGTCCAACTGCTCTGACGCGGCGACCTGCGCTTCAAGTTTGACCGCATCTCGATTTAATTGCACGAGTTTTTCTGCCTGTTCATCGGTGAGATTGTCACCGAGAGCGGCAAGAGATTTAATACTCTTGCGAACGTCGCTCAGTTTCTTCAAAAGTTCGTCCATTATTTACTCCTAGAACCATTTGTCGGTTCTTTTCAAAAGGTTTTTTGACTTTTCGATTTCCAATCGCCGCGCACGCTTCGCCGCTTCGTCAGCCTCAGGCAAACCGCCGTCAGTTTTGGAAATATCAGGGAACGGAACGCCCGCATCCCTGTAAATCGCCTTCATCGCCGGTAACGCTACCGCGAATCTGTTCGCCGGGGATACATTGCCATTCCCCATTTCCCAAAGTGAAATTTCAGCCAATGACCAGACCGCAATCCTGCCGGGGCGGTCTTTTTCGTAAGGGATTAGCCTTCCGCCTATGTCCAACCTGGCTAAATGGGAGATTGCCCCGGACGATACTGCCGCAAATCCGCGTTTCGCCGCCTCGTAAATATCCTTAGCAACCTTAATCGCCTTATCCAATATCACGCGCACATGCCAACCGTCGTGCTGTTTTGTCAAAGTCCCCGGAACGGC